TAACGTGCGCACTTCTCATATCCAATTCAGAATTATAAATGGGGTCACGAGCTGTTATATATAAGACCGTATTAGCAGGAACCGAAGCTCCAATCGTTGAATTACCTGTCCAAGTATTTCCAATGAATAACTCCCCGTGATTCCCCTGGATGCTGTGATTTTGAGGGAGAATTAAAGGACTTGAAATTAAATACCGTTTTGCTGAAAAAGCTGTGATTTGAGCAGCATTCATACAATTTTGAATGGCTGTCGTATCATCGGTAATGCCGTCACCTTTAGCTCCATATTGTTCAGGAGTAGCATAATACAATAAAGCATTAACTGTATTAATGGTGTTGGTCATTTCTGTTTCAAGTGTTGTTTTATTGGTTGCGATCTCTGCTTCCATATCGGTTTTGTTTTGGGTGACAGTTGCTTGTAAAGCTGTCATTTGTGTTCCTAGGTTTGTAATAGCATTTCCGATGATGGTTGCAAGTGACCCGTCTTGTAGCATACTATCAATCTTTGAATCGATGGAAGCATCCAAACCGTCAGCCATTACCCAGTCCATGACTTGATTCCATTGGTCTAATACGTCATTGGATAGTTTACCGATTTGGTTAAGGGTAATGATGATTTTGTTTACTTTTTCCAGTAAAGTCATACCTTCATCGAATGCTGTTGGTAAGTATCGCTGAAAGGTTTGAACCTGCAAAGGATTGATTAGTTGATTGATTACATTAGGTTGACTTGCCATTCATTTCACTCCTTTATAAATTTTGTTAAGACGTTCTTTTCTCCAAGTATGTCTTATACACTTGCTCCTGTAGCATCAACCCACGAAGCAGATTGCCCAGCAGTTGTTATAGTAAAAGTAGCAGTTACCCCTGTGGTACCTGTATCTGTAAAAGTTGGTGTAGTATTTGTTCCTGTTGATATTTTATTAAATGTTACAGTTGAACCGCTTAATTGTGTGTACCAGTTTGGATAAGAACCTGCACTTATTTTAGAAGCTACTGTGATTGTAGAATCTCCAGCAGAAACAGCTATAACAGTGTTCGCACCATTCAAATTAATTGTTATATTGCCTGAAGTTGTTGCACTTTGAGTTACATTTAATGTATCTGCTTCTTTAATAGGTACTGTTTTAGCATAGACTGGTTTACCTAACGTTGTATCGAAAAATGGTTGACCTATATAAGCTGGGGCTGGTCTATTAGCTGTAATGCCGTTTTGTTTTTTATGACCGTAGTTACCATGTACGTAGACATTAGCTGAATTTGGACTAATATTCATTGGAGTTGTGATATATTTATCCTCAATGTAAACATCCAAATAAATATCATAAGATGAATAGTCAACGCTGACCCCTTGCCATTGGTTAGGACGAGAACCCATTAAATAGTTGCCGATAATTCCTGAGAACTTAACCCCATATGAACCATTTTTCATTGTCAATCCTGTTTGCTGATAGTTAGCACTTCCTGTAATACCACATGCATCTATAATGACATTGTTAAAAACGCTATAGTATGCACCCTCCAATGTAACCCCATCATTATAGTTATCTTGAATATCAATATTAGAATAAAAATTGTGTGAACTGAATTTTTCATAAAGAGTGGCATAAGAAGATTGAGCTAAATTATTACCATTGTTATACCATTTTCCACCTGTAAAGATATTGCTTCCTCCTGATTGATGAAAAACAGCTCCTTGTAAACAAAGGGTTATATCTATTCCATAAAAAGCGTTATCTGTACCATGAAAGTTATAAATTCCATATTGATTACAACTTTCAATTTTGATGAAACGCAATTGAGATATCCATACAGGGTAAGGTTGACCGTTTATATAAATACCACTTAATGAAGCGTTTTTTATAACAACGTGGGTGATCTTTAATTGTCTCGGATAATCTAATCCCGGTTGATTAGTATTTGTAATTGTAACGGCATTGCCATTACTATTATTTGTTTTATTAGCATCAATCGTCATATTAGTAACACCAGAATAGGATGCCTGATTAAATGTAATGAAATCTTTGTTTCTACCGTTATTTAATTTTAAAATTGTTACATTTTCACCAGCACCATTCAATATAACATTAGGTGGTACAGAAATTTCATTGGTAAGATAAGTGCCTTTAGGGAAATAAACCGTTCCACCACCATTTAGAACAGCTTTATTAATAGCATTTTGAATGGCAGTTGTATCATCGGTTACACCATCGCCCTTGGCTATATAATCCACTTTTACATCTACCCACGCGTTACCTAGTCGAGACGTATTTTGTGCCAATTGTGTTGTATTCGTTGCAATATTGGTTGTATTCACTGCAACTTCACTTTGCACCGAATTCAAAGCATGAACCACATTATCCTTTTGAGGTGTGGTTAAGGTGGTTAAATCCCCCAACACCGTATTAAACAAGGTATTGAATTCACCTTTAGACAACATATCTTCCATTTTGTTATTTACATCAGTGGTTAAGCCGTCATTCATGACCCATTGATAAACGGTATTCCAGTCTTTCACAACGTCATTCGACAATTTTCCAACTTGATTCAAGTAATCAATAATGCTGTTGATTTTTGACATAACATCTTGATTCTGATCATTTAGTAATTCATTGTATTGATGTATCCTCATAGGGTAAAGAGGGTTAAAGCTAGTAAGGTTTAAATCTGACAAGAGCGCACCTCCTAATATACCAACATAAATAATTGATTCATTTCTTTAAAAATTTGTTTCTCAATTCTTAGGAAAGTTTCCCTGTATTCTTGCAGCATCTTGGAATAACTTTGATCACCAATTTTCCCTTCATGATGGACTCTATCGGTTTTTGTTTCATTATTCGTTTGATTGGCTGTGTTGGTTACATCACTTGTATCTGTTGAACTAGCTGTGTTTGTTCCTGAAGAAGTTTTACTATTATTAGCTGTTTCCTCTTCAATGTTATTAGCGTATTCAATAACTCCTTGACCATTATTGGCAGTTATTCCAAGTCGTTGGTCAGGTGTATCAGATTCAAGTTTTCTTTGAAAATCATTTTCGGTTAAACTGCCATTTGTTTTTTGGACGTTGCTGCCTGATGAACTTCCCTTTGTTTCGGATGTACCATTCATCGTCTGATTGTTTGTCCCATTCTTTGTCAAATCCGTTTTGGTATTTGCAAATGGGTCAAACGTTAGTAATTCTGATTTGAATAGATTGTTCCAGTAACCCATGTTAATTCTTAGATAGTTTTCTAAGTGGAATTTCCAAAGTTCCTCGGTTTCAAATCCGATTTCTCGCATGAAAAAGTTTCTTATAAAATCTGTTTCAAAGTCTTTCCGTTTGGTTTCATCATAGAAAGAATAATCAAAGTCAAATATTTTACCTCTTGCTAATTCAATTTTGTCTCTTAAGTTGGAAGCACCGTCAAGAGCGTACAAATCAACAATTTCTTTTAAAGTGATTGTATAAGTACTCATTGACTAACACCTCCTGAAACATCAATATTACTAGCAAACTGGTCAACTATCTCATGTCTTATTTTTACCGATACATCTAATTCAGGGTACAATTCGTTAATCCTGTCGCAAGCTTCTTCTCGTGATTTCAAGAAAACATTTGCACTTGCTTGGATTTGTTCATCATTGGAATCTGCTTCACTTGTAATCATTCTTTCTCGTTTTTCTAAGTTAGCGTTATTAATTCCTAAGAAAGTCATAACTTCATTCCAAACAGCATTTTTCTGTGTGTTGAGTTTGTCCACTACAAAAGGTGCATCCGTCTTGAATACCTGTATATTATCGCTTGCTAATGCTTCATTTGTCACAATAACAGGTGAATTCCCATCTATTTGATTATATAAATTCATCAAGGAAAGACGGTTCAAGTCATTCGCTATTATGTGAATAGGTGTCTTTTGTGCATTTTGGTTAATTCGAATAATCTCTTTTAATTCTGCTAAATCTTGGGCAAACATTTGTAAGGATGGCAGCGTTCCAAAATGCATATCATTATTCCAAATAACAATACCTGTCTTTTTTAGTTCGTCCCCTGTTGGAATCATATCTTTATAGTTAAAAAGATTGAAAGTATCTTGATAAGCAGGAGTATTGACATGAAATTTAGTGGGAAGCAAATAATGATCAATCATCCCACTAACAGCACCCTGGACAGCAACGTATCCCAAAGTAGGGCTTTTATAAAAACCAACATATCCGTATTGATGTAAACTCATTTCCAAATATCTTGGGTCTACACTTGGTGGTAAACCTTCCCATTCAAATAACTGATAGGCTAAAGCTGTGAGATATTGATAGTAATGAGTAAAGTAATTCATATCTCGCATGCCTGCCACGTCATTAGCTGTTTTGTAAGAATTTTTGTTTCGATTTCTAGCCATCTTATAACACCCCATTCGACAAAGTATAATTTCCAATGTCATCAACATGCCATAAGGTGATGCCATTATCGAAACACGCTTTTAAATCTTCTAAATCATCATTATTAATACTTGCTCTGATGACACACCCTTCAGTCTGAACATAATTCCAAGATGCTCTAGTATGGAAGTTTGGTATCTTCACATCATTCAACTTGTACCCATACATGTTGAAATAGTCGGTCAGCTTTTGGATGTATTCAGGTTTGATTTGTTTCTTAATGACATAAAGACCGTTATACCCATTTCCAAAATCATAAGAAGTATTGCTTCCCATCTTCATTAATTGAGGTGGGGTATTGTTAATATCTTCTTGTTTGGCATTGATGCCAGCAATAGCTAATTGTGTTTGCTTTGCTCCACCTAAAGCACCAATAGAAGAACCAACAGCA